AAACGAAGCAACCCACAAATTGCGAAACTTGAAATTTATACAGACGGATCTTGTAAAAAATTAGGATCGAACGCAACCTTTGGCGGCTGGAGCTTCATTGCTCTTCGTGGTGGAGAACGCATTTATGAGGCTGCCGGAAGCGAATATGGGACCACAAATCAGCGTATGGAATTATTGGCGATACGCAATGCCTTGGAGTTCGCGCAAAAGAACCGGCGCCCTAATGAAAATGTAGTAATTTATAGTGATTCTGCTTATGCTATCAACTGTTATCAACAGGAATGGTATTCTAATTGGGAAAGAAATGGTTGGCAAAATGCCAAAGGTGAAGATGTTGCTAATCAAGATTTATGGATAGATATCATTCCTTACTTTGATAACTTCTGGTACTATTTTTCCAAAGTCAAAGGACACGGAGATAGTTATTGGAATAATGAAAGTGACAGATTAGCACAAATGGAAGCACAAAATCTAAAAGAAAATTTTAAAGGAGAACAAAATGGACAATAGTATTTATGAAGTTGAGCGCGATGATTATGCTGGATTCATCGGGCAGTTAAATAAAGAAATGATGGACGTAGAACAATTCTATGAAGAAAATGCTACTATTATGAAAATAATAAGTAAAGCTACTGGTCAGCATTTATGTACTCGTATTATTCCTGATGAAGGCGAAGAACATTATTATGTATTCAATATGCCATTACCAGAAGAACGTGTCGCGCCAAAATCTGTATTAAAAATTATACTAGATGATAAAGAACAAGTTCAAAACTTCTTTAATGCTTTGAACAAAATGCAACAGGAGAAAACAAATGATTGAATTATATGCTAATGTTAGTGATGAAGTAAGAAATTTAGCGGAAAATATATGGAATATCGCAATAGCGAATGAAAGCCCTATTGAAGCCGCGGAATTTATTTCTACTGCTATCCAATATTTTGAACATCAACTAACAGAAGAAGAAATAGATTTTCTTCGTTTCTATATTAATATGAAATTGGAGATGGAATTAAATGAATAACACAATTATAATTAGCGGCAAGTCTGGATCTGGTAAAGATATGACGGCTCAATTTATGAAAGAGGAATTAGAAAAGCGTGGAAAACGTGTAATTGTTATCCATTATGGGGATGCTGTCAAATGGGTTTTACGCGATTATTTCAACTGGGATGGTAATAAAGATATAATTGGTAGAACGCTGTTGCAGCGCATTGGCACTGATGTCGTACGTGCTTGTCATCCAAACTTCTGGACTGGTATTGTTGTGGGACTTTTACAGTCATTTGAACCGTATAGTGATTTTGATATAGCGTTAGTACCAGACGCGCGGTTCCCTAATGAAGTAGATATCGCGCTACAAAATTTAAAGAACTGTGTCGCAGTTCGTATTGAACGTAAAAATGCCGATGGCAGTGATTGGGTAAATCCTACGCTAACAGAGGATCAGCGTAATCATCCCAGCGAAACTTCTCTTGACTGCTATGCTTTTGATTATGTTATTCATAATGACGAAGGATTAGAGATGTTGAGAGAAAGCGCACATACATTACTTGAAGATTTGAAACTTATTTGAATTCAAAAAAATATTTTTTACTAAAAAAAATAATTTATTATATATTGCTCCTAACAATATCACTAATCTTCTGAGGGGTGAAAGATATGACAATAAAAGAAAAAATAGAATATTTAGTTTCACACGGAGTAAAAGTAGTAGAATTAGCAAAAAGAGTAAATTGTAGTCAAACTACTCTTGGGCGTTGGCTTCGCGGCGAAACTAATATATCTTCTCGCCTTGAAAAAGATCTAAATCAAATGATTTAGGATTTTATACAAGAATTAGAAATATTGAAGGAGTGATATTATGGGTTTGATTTATATGAGAATTAGTCCAAGTGGAGGACGTTATATTGGACAAACTATTAGAGATGAAAGCACACGCTGGCGAGAACATTGTAAAGATGCTTTTAATCCTAATAATGAACGATATAATTCAATATTGAGTAAGGTAATACGTAAATACGGATCAAATAATTTTTCAGTAACTATATTAGAAGATAATATTAATCCCAATGATTTAAATACAAAAGAAATGTATTATATAAAATATTACAATACATTTTATTTAGATAATCCTGAATATGGATATAATATGACGATTGGCGGAAATAATGGTACTTTTAAATATACAGATGAATATATATTAGAACTTTGGAATAGCGGGAAAACTATAAAAGAAATTAAAACAGAAAATCATATGAATTACAATAACCTTTCTGATAGATTGAAAAATCTAGGTATTACTAAACAAGAAATTAATTAGCGTGCTTATTTAAATAATAATCCCAAAAGAAAACGAATAATTCAATATGATTTAAATAATAATTATATTAGAACTTTTAATTCTATTACAGAAGCCGCATTAGAAATTAATTCTAATACAACTAATATTAGTGCTGTATGTAAGGGAAAACGAAAAACTTGTAAAGGATATATCTTTAAATATGAAGGAGAATAAAATGAAAGATTATTTTACAATGGAACCAATGCGTTACTTTGCACCGCCCGCAACTATGAGTTCTGAAGAACGACGTTTGAAGCTAGAACGAATGGCTGAAAGCGGCGATTATCTCTTTGGACTTAAAACAGATGGGAATTGGAGCCGCGCAATCATTACACCCGAACGTAGCGCTCTTCAAACTCGTGGTATTTCTAAAACTACTGGTACCTATGGAGAAATACAAGATAAAGTATTATTCTTCGATGATATCCGTAATGCCTTCAATAAAGGAACCACGGTAATTCTTGGAGAAGTATATCTACCAGGCGCGATTGATAAGGATGTTGGTGCCATTCTTCGTTGCCTTCCCCCGAAGGCACTTTCGCGGCAAAAAAATAATCCACTTCGTTGGCGCGTATTTGATGTATTGGCACTTGATGGATTTGATTGTATGGAAATTCATTTTGAACAGCGTATCAAAATGATAAAACAAGTAGTAGAACGTATAAACTCACCATTAGTAGAGGGTGTGACATATTATGAAATGGATGATACATTCTTTGATAAAATGGGTGAAATCTTTGCGAACGATGGAGAGGGAGCTGTATGTTATCGTAAGGACTCCATCTATATACCGGGAAAACGCGGTCCGCACGCTTGGGATACTATGAAAGTAAAACAGGAAATTTCTTCTGAAATTGATGCTTTTATTAGCGGGCTAGTACCCGGTGAGAAATTGTATAATGGAAAAGATATTGCCACTTGGCAACTTTGGGAAAATCACCGCACTGGAGATAAAGTAGTAGGTTCTTATTTTGGAGAATATCAGTTGGGAGGATCATATATTCCCATTAGTAAAAACTACTTCAATAATTGGCCTGCTGCGATCCAAGTTAGCGTTTATGATAGAAATGGAAATGAAGTACCATTATGTAAAGTGTCAGGACTAACAGAGGAGTTCAAGACTTCTCTGCGCGATGACCCTGATAGATGGATTGGTTGCCCAGTCACTATCGGAGGCATGATGGTTTCATCAGCTAAAGCCGATGCTGAAGGAAATGGTATCTCTATTCGCCATCCGCTTCTAAAACGAATTAGAGAAAACGATTTATCTAAGGAGGATTGTACTTTAGCGAAAATATTTGGTGAAGCGTAAGTTTCTTACGCTGAGGAGAAAATATGGATTTAGAAGATCTTTTCAATGAAATTCAAGCATACGATTTTGATCCAGTATCTTACCAATATTTTAATTAGTTACTGAATCATAGAACAATTGTATTCAATGATGATGTAGGAGAATCTGTTGTAGAAAAAGTATTTATTCCACTCCGTGATTTTGAGAGAGATAGTTCTAATGAACCTATCACACTTATTCTTCATAGTAGCGGTGGTTCAGTATCAGATGGATTCTTCCTCGCGCATTATCTAACTAAATACAAGAAACAATTGAATATAATAGTCCCGGGTTATGCTTGCTCTATGGCTGCGGTAATACTCGCGGCAGGAGGTAAGAATAAAAATGTAAAACGCAGTTGTTTCCCGTGTTCTTATTGCCTTATTCATGATGGCTATGTAGCACTTGCCGCCGCAGAAACAAAGACAGCAAATGATATAATGGCCTTTAATGATAGCGTTGATAAACAGATTCGTAATTTCTTTATTAGTAATACTAACATTACAGAAGAAATGTATGATAGTCATACACGGCATCAATGGTTCTTGAACGCTGACGAAATGTTAGAATTGAATATGATTGATGAAATTATAGGCGGAAGTGATGAAGTATGACACTCCATTTCGCAGATACATCTGCTATTTTACATTAGAATTTTAAGTTAGATAAAAAAGTCGCAGTTAGTACAATTACAGTAAAAGAATTAGAGCATATAAAAGATACGAAAGATGAAACAGAATAGATTAAGTTTCGCGCGCGCCTTGCTACGCGCGCTATTCTAAATGATGAATTACATGTGGTATTGACAGATAATAGAAAGATTGATAAGATGTTGAAGAAATATCCTTTTCTAAATGACATCAATGATCATCGAATTATCTGTGCCGCGGAAATACTAGCAATAGAATAGGGTCAGAACATTATATTTATGACCAATGATGCTCTACAATATATTTTCGCGCTACAAATGCCACACCTAATGGCAACTTTTCCAATGGGTAGTCTTATGCCGCATTATCCAGAAGATGATGAATGGGCTGGATGGGGAAAATATTATCCTGATGAAGATTAGATGGCTCTATTATATGCGGATCCAAAAATGAATACTCTCAAATGTAAAACTAATGAATTCGCAGAAATATACGAAGGGCAAACACTTAAAGATGTACTCTTATGGACAGGAGAAGAATATCGACCATTAAAATATAAGGAACTCAAAAATGACTTCCTAAATAAAACCATTCGCCCGCTAAATCTTGAATAGAAAATGGCATTTGACTTACTACAAAATCCTAATATACCAGTGAAATTACTCACAGGAGTACCCGGTAGTGGCAAAGACTATTTGATGTTCTTACATGCTTGGGATCTAGTATAGAAGGGTAAGAAAGATAAAATTATTTATATCCGTAATCTTGTTCCATTCAAAGATGCTCCTGAAATTGGCTTCTTGGAAGGTTCTTTACAGAAGAAGATTGAGTGGGGTCTTGGCCCAATAGTAAGCATCTTAGGGGAAGAAGGATTACAAATGGCAGAACAAACCGGATAGATTGAAGCAGTAAATTTAGGCTTCATTCGCGGCTGCTCTTGGGACAATGCTATTTTATATGTATCAGAAGGACAAAATATTACTGGTGGCGGCTACAAACTATTAGTTAGTCGCTGCGAAAAGAACTCTGAGCTATGGATAAATGGTGATACTTTACAAACCGATGGAAAGAAGTTTGAAAGTAATAATGGTATTGAAAGAATGCTTCATGCGTGGAGCGGCAATAAATTATTCGGTACCGTAAAAATGTTGAAAACAGAGCGTTCCGATATAGCGGAATTAGCAGCTCTAATTTGATTTTAGGGACAATTCAATAGAATTGTCCCATCTTTTTTTTATTTGACTTTTATACAATTTTGTGATATAATAAAAGAAAAATGGAGGAAATAATATGTCCGAACAAAAACGACCACTTGGATATCTTGGCGGTGATATTATGACGCGAGGTAGCAATCTCGCGCGACAGGAAGAGTATGATAAATTCCAGAAAGCGGGTATCCCGGGTGAAGTTTATAGTCCAGTTCAAAATAAGTCTATCAATGATAAGTCTAATATGACAGAAGAGGAAAATAATTGTCTGGCAGAAAAAATTGTCGCAGCTGATGTAGAGCGTCTATGGAATAGTAATTATACGGTTCTATGTACAGAGCAGAGCGCAATCGGTACCATGTGTGAAATGGGTATTCTATATGGTTGGAAATATATGAACCACAAAATGCGTGAACAAATTTGGGATTGGATTAGTAAAAATAAATTAAATAATAAAGATAATAGTCTAACTATAGAAGACAAAGCCGCATTGTTTGATATTTTATATCAAACCCTAAATAAAATATCTAATCAAAACAATTATGCTCATTACTTTGATATTCGTACCAATCACCTAAATGAGAAGGATTGGCGCAGGAGTTTCTCTATAAATCAGTTCTTATATGGTATAATTCTGGCAGCAACAGCGGATGGTACTCTTCATAATTCATTCGATGAAATCATTCCTCTACTACAAAAACAATATATCAAAGAAGAACAGCTTACATTTGAAACTGAATGGAGGTAAATATGAATAACAATAATTATACATCAGTTAGTCAAACCATTAGTAGCGGTGATTATCATACATAGCCCTAGCAAGGCTGGGAATGCCCACGCTGCGGCAAAATAAATGCTCCATGGATATCTTATTGTGATTGTCCTCGTAATAATTATACGGTTACTTGGAATTCACCATTAACAACATTTGATCCAAACACTACTACTGTTAAATACGACGACATTATAAAAAATCATGCTAATAAAGGTAAGGAGAAATAATATGCTATACAATATCAATGACAAACTACCCATCAAACGACTACTCGTCGCTGCCTTACAGCAGGTTATTGCCTGTTTCGTCGCGACTGTACTAATCCCGCAAATTTGTGGTGTTCCTATCGCGCCCGCAATGCTAGGCGCAGCACTTGGTACCCTACTATATCAGCTAATTACTCGTGGCCAGAGTCCTATGTTCATTAGCTCTTCTGGCGCATTTGTAGCCGCGGTAATGGGCGCACTCGCGCTAGGCGCAGTTCCTAATTATACTGCCGTTGCTATCGGTGGTATTATGGTATGTATTATTTATTGCGTGGTTGGTGCGCTAATCAATATCAAAGGTACAGGCTGGATAAATAAACTACTTCCGCCTGTTGTAATTGGACCGATTGTAGCTGTTATCGGTTTGAATCTTGCTACATTTCTTCCTACTTATTTCCAAGTAAATGGTGAGTATAGCCTTATTGGATTTGGATTAGGAATGTTGACGCTATTGATTACTGCTTTGATTTCACATTATGGAAAGGGCTTCATCAAGAACCTACCTTTCCTAGTTGCTATTCTAATTGTGTATGCTTTCGCCGCAATCCTAACAGTGTGTGGAGTAAAGATTATTGATTTCAGTGTCTTCAATAATGTAAGTCTATTCCAGCTACCCGACTTCTCATTCTTACATATGGACTTTGGCAGCTTCCAGATGAGTTGGCTAGCACAGATTACGCTACTATTTGTTCCACTTTCTCTGGTTACCTTATGTGAACATACGAGTGATCATAAAGCACTGAGCGCAGTAATTGGAACTGACCTGACCCAGAAGCCAGGGCTAGGCTACACTCTAATGGGTGATGGTGCTGCTACAATGCTGGGTTGTTTTATTGGCGCGATGCCTAATACATCTTATGGAGAAAGTGTAGGCACAACTGGATTTAGTAGAATTTGTTCTAAATATGTAATCGCGCTAGCAGCTGTAATTATGGGTATAGCAGCCTTCATCGGCCCGCTACAAGCATTTCTTATTAGTATTCCTAGTGCTATCTTCGGTGGATGTGCCGCTATTCTTTATGGTTATATTACTCTATCTGGTATTCGTACTCTAATGTCTAATCATATTGATTTAGTAGGAAATAATAAGAATATTACAATTGTCGCAGCAGTTCTTACATTAGGCGTTTCTGGCGCGGTGTGTAACTTTGGAATTGTAAGTATTGGAACAACAGCTCTCGCAATGATTGTTGGTATCGTACTCAATTTGGTACTAAAAGAGAAGAAACCAGTTGAGATGAAAAATAAAGATTTGGGATGGGAATAAAATGAGGGGCTGAATATCAGTCCCTCCTATTCCTTATAGGAGAATAAATATGGAACAAGTAGTAAAAAATAAGAAATACTTCGTTGCTCCAATCAATTCATCAAAGGCCAATAAGTTTACTTGCTATTATCATTATTCACACGTTGGCTTCAAAAAAGCTAAACTAAATCTTGGTATATTTGATATAGAGACTAATAAATTAGTAGGAGTATTACAATGGGGTTGTTCCGCGCAAGAAGGTATACGATTAGACCGTTATGTAAAAGAGCCAATTACTAAAGAAGAATATTACGAACTAAATCGTTTCTGTATGGCAGATACAGAAGGTGCCAATTCAGAAAGTCAAGCTATATCTTTGGGCATAAAATGGATAAAATAGTTTCATCCACATATTCGTTTACTTGTATCATATGCTGGACGCAAGGAAGGAAACTATGGCTATATCTATCAGGCTACTAACTGGGAATACCTTGGATATTTTGTATCAAATGGTTTTTGGTGCTTAGATGGGCAAGAAGTACATCAAATTACATTGTGGTATAGATATCAGCACGGTGACTATACCGATTTACCTTTTCAACAAGCAATAATGAAGATGTATCATCAGGTAATATAGACATGGACGAAGCAATTCATTTATATTCAACGTTTAGATAAGACATTGACCGCGGCTTCACCTATACTTCCATATCCTAAACCTTCGATGTTCAAAATTATAGATAGGATAAAGGTATGTAAGGATGAGCCATTTATACCATATGAAATTCCGCAATCAGAAGAACCTAATTATTACTATGATCCGGATGAATTATTGTTTAGTAGGCGTAAGCTTATTAAAGATGGAGTATTACAACCAAAAGTAAAAATAACTCATTATAAAGTAGCTATGTATGATTTATATGGTAATTTAGTAAAGGTACAACAGGGTGTAAGTAGTTTTGAACCCGAATATAAAGCTTCATCTATAAAGAACTCAGCTACTAATAATGTACTTTATAAGAACCATTTATTCAAATTATTTGACCCAGATGAAACAGATATACCCGAAGAAGTAGATGTACCTATTGTTGGAATTATAAATGAAATACCATTCGCTTCTTACGCTGAAATGGCACGCTATTGCGGCGTTAGTCGTCAAGCCGCGCATATCGCGATGAAGCGTAATTCAAAATAGATACATGGATATGATGTAACTTGGGTAAAATAAATGTTTGACATTTTATAGAAATCCTGATATAATAATTGTAGAAAAAAGAAAGGAGAAACTGCTTATGGGTATGGATTGTTACATTTACGAAGCGCGTAATCGCGAGGTTTTCAAATCTGATGATTGGTATAATGCCGATCAGGTAGTTGAGCGTATGTACTGGCGCAAAAACTGGGATCATGTCAATAACCTATCTTTCGTACCAGATGACTATGATGGTGAGTTTATTGAATTGACGGTAGATAATCTAAATGAATGGATTAGGGTCGCCTGTGATTATCGAGATTACTGGGGCAAATATGATACTGTTCCAAAACTCTGTGAATTGCGCGATCAGCTTATTGAATGGGAAGAAAATGATGATCCACGTAAATTGTTTATGGAGTATAATTGGTGATGAAGAGTAGGACAGAGTGTATTAAATGGTGTGAAGCATTGGTAAAGACCGCGGCTTCACCCGATATTGAAGAATATTTTCAATCTATTATTAGTTATCTTGAACGCGATGATCAGGAAATTGGATTCCTAAAAATGATGGAGAAGCAGCTTACTACCGATATGAGTGAAGCTGATCTTGGAAGAATAGTCGCAAGAATCTTACATTGAAAGGAATTATTATGAAAATTAAGAAAAAGTATATAATCAATTCAGTTTATACTTTTAATTCTCCCTATCCCGATGAAAATGGGGAGCATAGTACTAAAAGTGAAATCGCCTGCTGTGGTAATTGCGGTCATAGTGTAGAACAGGCACGATATTACAAAGAATGGAATTATTGTCCTTATTGCGGTAAAAAAATTGATTGGGAGTAAAAATTTTTAGTAGGTTTTCAAAATAATATACATACCTATTCTATGAGAGAATAGGTATATTTTCTTTATCCAAG